GACAACATTTGTGTTGGCTTCAAAAGGAACGATTTCAGTAGCCGCAGAGATCACATCAACAAGGCCGAAGCCAAAGTTGCTATCTGCGATCTGGCTAGCAGAGATACGCATCTCCATAGCCGTTACTCCATCACTGATCAGAGCGCCGTTGGTCAAGAGACCAAGACTACCCGTAGATAGATCAGTGTCATCGCCATCGTCGCCGCCACTGAAGGTCATTGTCCCTTCAGGTTCGCCTTCGATAACTGACAGAACGGCATTACCATCACCAAGATGCACGATGTAGCTGGGGGTTGCGTGTCCTGTAGTGATAGGCACAACGCCAGCATAGAAGTCATCGTATATACGCCAGTGAGTAGAATTACCGGGATAAGAAGTACCGCCATCCCGATTGGTAGCCAACTGGATCTGGCCAGTGCCGCCGCCATCCGTAGTCATATGCAGACGGAAACAAGCAGGCTCTTCTGAAGTGTAGCGAGTAACTTGCGTAACCCCGCCAACAGCAGCAGCGCCATTAGCAGTTGGGAAAACGTCAGCATAACCCGAGACTACAGAAAAAGCACCAGAGCCTGGAGAACCAACTTCTTTTTCCAAGGCCCAAACCTGATCCATGCTAACTCCGTTTCCGAAGCCCGTCACAGTCTGGTTACGGCCCGTAGTACAAGCAGTTGTAGTTACATCATCGACAGTCGCAGCGTCGATTTTATAACCGAATTCCGCTTGGGCTGTGCCGGTCAAGCCTATAACCAAGGCTAAGGCCAGCATAGTTTTGATGAAACTTTTCATCGTTTACTTTCCTTTTCTTTCTGCGCGAGTAATAGCAGCTTTCATGGCAGGTTCAGTTTTATAAACCCGCCCGTCAAACTCCCACTCATCCTCGACAGGCTCTTCAGCATCAGGTTCTGGCATCAGTTGTGGTCCCACTGTGGGATCAGTCTCATCAGCCCAGCCATCCATACCAGAGGCGTTCATAACCTCTGCCGTCTTTCTGGCTGCTGCCTGTTCTTTCGCGTATTTATCAGCGGCATTCTTCTCATTAGCTTCGTAATCTTCACCGTCAATAAAATCATCAGGCAGAATTTCTGCAGTCGATGGTAAAACATTCCTCAACGCTTCAGGAACATCCAAACAAATTCCTGCTTGAAACCTACTTCTTCCGAACCCCGGCACAATGAAGTTACTTTGAAATTTTACTTTCATATCATCCTTCTTTTTCAGAAGACTGCCGAAGAAGGAGCTAAAGCTCCCTCCTCGCTCAAGCCTTAGTTAGTAGCATCAGCGTAAGACTTCCATCCACCTGGATCAAGTGTCAGGAAAGCGTTAACCGTCCCAGCAGTTGTCGTAGTGGTGGCAGTCACAGCAAGGATGCCGACATAGCGCTCGTAAGCTGGACCTTCCAGCGGGAGAGCACCGTGATAGATAAGCCCGCCAGCGTTGAACAGAGCAGAATTAGCCGCGCTGTCATCAGTGACGAAAGTATCCGTGCGGAAATGTTCAGTAGCATCTCCATTCGTAGCAATGGCCGCAGCCGCATCCGATACCAATCGAAACTCAAGAGTACCAGCTGAACCACCCGTAATGATCTCTGTTCCGCCAGTGCGGATCACAAGATATACAGGTTGGCCATTGCCGAGATCACGAACAACGCTACTATCGATAACATCACCGATAAGAACCGTGCCTGCCGAAGCAGAAACATCCACGTTGTCGCAAAACTCAGTTCGTTCATCTAACCACATAATGTTAACCTTCCGTTTTGCTAGTGGTTTACGTTAACGCCGCTTCGTCAGCCGAGAGACTGTCGCAACGCCGCATGGGAATTCCGTGGAATCGCTCTGTATGACGTATGTCGCCCGAAAGATTATCCATCGTTACGACATTAGCGTTACCCATAGCTGCGCTTTGCCGCGCAACCCAGGAAGCAATGTCACGGCTCATGTACCACGACGGACGGCCCGCATTGATATTCGGGATCAATCGTAAAGCCTGGAACATGAGGTCAGTCAAATGCGCACCAGCTGAAAAAGCTCCAGAAGTGAAGATTTGACTTAGTAGTGACTTGTCGATGTTAGCAATCCGAACCACATACCGCCAATCACGAACCGAGAGGCCCGCGTCCCAGCGATAGTGAGTTCGATAGGCTTGCATACGGCCAGTGTTGCTACCATCAGAAGCATCTTCCAAAGTAACTTCGCCCATGTCCGTGACCTTGAGGCCAGCAATAGAGCCTTTGGGGATGATTCCATGAACCGTATTCGGCCCCCACACAACCAGCCAGATGCTGGCATTATCGGAACCGGAACCGCCGCCATTAAGGATGTTATCAGAATTCTCGTCAGCCGTCAGATTTGCAAAGCGAGGCGCAAAGCCGGTAAAAGCTTCCGGTTCTGTGGCTTCATCACCATAGAACAACGTGTCAACGATTTCTTGATTTATACCTTCAATGTGCGGTTTGTCTTCTTGCAAGCGGAATGCCGCCGTATTGCCGTTCAAATCAGCCAGAGCTTTGTCAACTTCCGCATATGCTTCTAGCATACCCGTGTTATCCGTGACTTGGACCGTGGTCGATTTATTAGGCGCAACGCCGCCATACAACTTACGCCATGTCGGGGCAGGAATGCCCGCCCGTTGTGTAGTGCGGTGACCCGTGGGAAGGTTACCTTCAACCCACGACATCTCATCGAGAACCTCATTTGTTTCGTTGAGGATTTCGACTACCGCAGCGATTTGACCATCTGGATCAGTGACTTTCGCCAAATCCAGTAGAGTCGGGTTAGAAACGCTAAGAGTAGCCATTTTTCAATGCCCTTCTGTTCGAGTTAAGATCGAAGAGAAGATTACGCCGACGATTTACCTTGGTCGGGATACATTCGTTCCGCGAGCGTCTTCTGCCCGCCAGGATTAATACCCCCGAAGTCGAGGTTGTCTTCTCCAATTGCTTTACCCAGCCTATACAATAGCCGGATAATTTCAGGATGGTTTCCCGTCCCGGTGTCTTCCAAGGCTTTCGCAAGATTAGGACCGCCGATTTTACGCATGGCACTACGAGCAATCATGATACTTTTATCATATGCACCCTTACCATACTCTTCATCATTCTCCGCAGCCTTAGTCCACTCAGCCACTCGATCTGTCCACATATCTGCCTGCTTCTTCAGAGTCTTTTCTACCGCTTTAACCTGGAGATCGACAAACGTTTGAGCCTGTTCTTGCGTTAACTTAGACTCTATCGCCATAGGCAAGAATGCCTGAAGCGCTTCGCTATCCATATCCATGCCTTCGGGTAATTTAAACTCCGAATAGTCGGCTGGGGCACCGTCCTTATCCTCGTCGGCTACGCCGTCCTTGGATTTCTCGTCGGTGTCGTGGTCAGTATCACCGCTATCTTTAGCAGTGTCTTCTACGTTCTCATCCTCTTCAGCCGTGAGAACTGTATTCCCTTCAGGAGCACTGTCTTCCTCAGTGCCATCCTCTTCAACTACACTTTCTTCCGCCATTATTTCTTCCCTTTTTCTGCAGTCACGATTGATCCTTGTTTTCTACGCTCAGCTTCACTTCTCATTATTGTATAACCTTCAGGGTTTGCTGTAAAGATTTCATCAAGAATTTTCAATCCGATATCCCGCTGACCCTCGAAGCGATCCATCCCTGTAATCGGAGCGCTACTGTAGATATTACACCTTTCAAGAACACGCCAGAGAAAGGCACGAAATTTATAATCCTCTAAAAGTTCATATAGTTGATGAGTTTCATCTTCCTGTTTTAGTTTATAGGCCGATTTTTTCGATATAACTTCTGTTTCATCTCCTACATCCCCCATATCTTCTCCTATTGTTGAGCCGCCAAGTTTTCATTCAAATTTGCAATCCCCGCAGTGACCGGGGAATTCGCATCAAGATCAACATTACCCGCAGCTTGTGCAGCTTGGCCAGCATCTCTAGCAGCGCCAGCCGCCTTTGTCGCCATCTCCAACTGAGCTTGTCGTTGCGCATTTTGAGCTTCAACAGCACGCTGTTGATCCACTTGCTCTTGAGGCACCATGAGTTTAGGCGGTGTCCCCAACAAGTCACTATAGGCTTCAATTGCTAAATCCCCATTATACTTCTTTCCATCCGACAGTCCCGCCTGTATGAGGCCAGCTTGGAAAGTAGTGAGTGCATCGATAGACCGGGTATCTACAGCCCGCTGTGCTTGCGCCAGTGAAGAAATATATTCAACTTTCAGAGTTGACCCTTGCAATTCTGGAGGCGGAGGTGGCAGTAGATCAGCACGCAATTGCTGGTTAAAGGTACGCTCGACCAACAGATCGAGGAATTCAAATTGCATACGTTCTAACACTGGCCCTAATTGCAACAGGCGTTCAGCATTTCGCTCTGATAATTCCAATTGATTGCGTGGCTGAATACCCTCCATGTTGGAAATAGCCAGGAAGAGATCGACAAAGAAAGCATCGTCAATACGTCCTTCGACGCGATCCATATCTTCCTTCAATTCTCCAAGCCGAAGATCAATCCTATATAACGATTTAATCTCTTGGCCGCTCCCACCATCGAAGATATTTAAACCTCCCGGTAGAGAAGAGATGGGAACGTTGCGTACCGAAGGTGGCGCACTCAAAGGCGGATTCACCATCTTGTCTATGGCTTGGCCTTTCCGCTTTTCCTGAATTTGCAACTGCTTGATATCACCCAGCGTAGTCATGCCTGGACAATCCGTACCGTATACATCCTCCCCCGTAACTTCCCACCGGGGAACGTAAGCCGGGAATTCATCAAACCCACTCTGGCTCAAGAACTTATCTTTATTCTGTTCACCCGGCTCATACTTGACTGAAGCAAATGGCTTAAACTCCTTGAGGAAATTATGCGGACGGAAGTCATCGTTAGGTTCGATAAAATGAACAACCGGATACCAGGAATCAAACCGATTAAGATCAAGTGCAGTACGTACACTAAGACTAAGAGGACTCAAATCTTTCCCATCCGTAAATTCCGTAGCCATTTGCTCAGCAGTCATCTCATACTCGCGTACCAAGGTATTAACCTTAAACTGATGATTCTGAGCCACGTAATAACTACCGACAGTATGAGCAAAGAAAGTAGCGAGGTTCTCTTCATCATCGAGATGCGTCATGCACCCGGTGCCAAACTGCAATAACTCCGCAATCATAGTCGGAGCCATAGTGTAGAGATTGCCTGCATTAAAGATGGCACGCTGCTGAAGTTCAACCTGTTCCAACCAAACCTTCACAGGTTGAAACTTCATCAGGTCAGGGTCCGGTGTCGCGAGAGAATGCCAAGGGCGTGTAGGCGACATCACGCCAGCAAACAATCCAGCCGTAGCAACCTTCAGCGCCTTCAACCCCTTGCTGTTGATAATGGATTGATGGCGTCGAGTGCCTTTGTTGCGGTCTGCCGTCCAGAATCGTCCACGCCGAGGAGAGTTATACTGTTGTAATTCCTTGTAATGGTTATCGAAGCTTTCACGCTCCAACTTCAGCATCGACAGCCGTCGATTGTAACGATCTCGATCCGTATGGGCCATGCTATGCTCCTAGCAATTGCTTCTTGGCACTAGGGGATGGTTCCGTCGTGAGGCCTAAACCACTCGTTAGAATCGTACTGGAGCGACCTTGAGCCAACGCTGCTATCCGTCGATCCTTAGTTCTCGCAGCTGTTACCGCCGGATCAAGAGGCGTAGGCGGAGGAGGCGGAGGGGGCGGAGGAGGAGGAGGTGCTGGCATTTGAGGAGGAGACATGGCACCAAAGATACACATATTATTGTCCTAACAATACTTTACCGGCGGAAGGAGCCGATGGCCCTGTAAGGCCCAAGCCACCCGTAAGAATAGTTGAGCCAACGCCTAAAACTCCTGCTTGTTGTGTACGCTTTCTTTGCGCTGCCGTTCCTGCCCTAGTAGCGCGAGTGCCAACATCAGCTGGTGGAACGACAGGAGCCGGAGGAGGAGGAGCAGGAGGTGGAGGTGCTGAGCGTGAAGGAGCGCTAATACACATAATTTATTCCTTTAAAAAGGACATCACGTGATATCCTTTTAGAATTTAGGATCGAGGGGATCATATTCACTCTCCACCGTAATTAACGCTGGGCCGATACCTTCTGGCCGAACCAGAGGAGCGACTTCTTCTGCAAAAGTAAGCGCAAGAGCATCTGCCAAATCAGGAGATTTTACTCCACGCTTGATCATATCCTTCTTTGCCTCAAG